GTGCCTGTAGAACAATGGACCAATCAAGTAAATGTCCGACTGCGAGGGCGATCCTTTGCATTTAAAATAGAAACAACAGACACAGGCGTGGGGTGGAGACTTGGTTCCCCAAGGGTAGAAGTGCAGCCTGACGGGATGCGGTAATGTCCAGAAATCTTGTTCTACCATTCTTTCCTGTTGCGCCGAGAGACTATAGTCAACAATACCTCGAAGAGGTGGTTCGCTCGTTTGCGGTCTATCTTGAGCAAATGCAAAACCCAGGAGAGGGTCGCAATACTTTTTCCGTTTTTACCAACCTTCAAACCGACGACAGCGGCCTAGAGCCAGGGGCTATCTTTAACCACGATGGATATGTTAGAGTGCCAGTAGCACATTCTCCATATGTTCGTGGATCCCAAGCTACGGGCACAGTTGGAACAGTAACAGTGAGTACGCCATGACCGATACAATTATAACAATGCCCGACGGGTCACGCTGGAAACCTTCGTCGTCTTCTGATACAGTGCATTGTGTAAACTGTGATAACGCAGTTGACACGCCAGAAGAAGTCGCAAGCTACCCCGATGGGAACTGTCCAGATTGCGGACAGTCTTGGACAGGCGCAGAAAAACGCAGTACAACAATTACAGTAACTGCGCCAGAAGCTATTCGAGGTGAAGCATAATGTCATTATTAGGTGCACTAGGTGGATTAGTTGGATTTGCGATGGGTGGCCCTGCGGGGGCCGCGCTTGGTTCTGGCATTGGGTCTCTTGCATCTGGCGGTGATATAGGTGACGCCCTAAAGTCAGGCATGTTAGGCTTTGTTGGTGGCGGAGCTATGGCTGGTATGGGGGCCGCAGGTGGTCAAGGTATTGGCTCGTTGCTTACTTCAATGGGTCTTGGAGGCCAAGCAGCAACAACAATGAATCCACTAGCACGAATTGGTTCGGCTATGACTGGCGGCAATGCAGCCGCAGGTGGCGCAGCAATGAACCAGATGAGTAACATGGCTCGTGCGGGTAGCGCAGGTGGCGGTGGTCTAACCAACCTGTTTAACCTTGGTCCACAGGGAGGTTCAATCTTGTCCAACCCGATGATCCAAGCGATTGCACTACAGGCTTTAGAGCCAAAAGAAATTAAGATGACTACACCACTACAAGATCGACAGTTAGCTACTGGTGAAAGACTACCGAGCTACCGTGGCACACAGGCCAACGATGTACGCCGCCGTAACTTTGCAATGGGCGGATATGTAGAAGGGCCAGGTACGGGCACGAGTGACTCGATCCCTGCACAGATTTATCAGAACGGTATGCCAGTACAGGAAGCTGCGCTTTCTGACGGCGAGTTTGTATTGCGAGAAAGAGATGTCAACGCTATAGGCGGCGGAGATCCTGGTGTTGGAGCAGCGCGGTTATACGCCATGCAACGCCAATTTGACCAAGGAGGTATGGCATGAGCGACACTGATGACACAGGTATGGGCCGCAGCGCCAATTTTATACCAGAGTACCAAGAACGTTTTCTAAAGGACCTCCTAGCTAATATCTACAATGTCGAGCTTGATGCTGATGGCAACCCGCTCCTCGACGAAAGCGGACAACCGATAGTTACGGGTATTGCCGCTGACTCTCCGTTGTACGGTACACCTGTACTGGATGCCGATGGCAACCAGATGTTCGAAACGGACCCGACCACAGGGGAGCAGCTACTAGACTTCCGTGGACAACCGATCCCCATGGTCGAAGGGGGTGTTCGTCGTCCTGACGTAGCACCAATGACCCCGAACCAGCTAGAAGCCGTACGTCTGGCGGAAGAGGGCGTGGGGGCCTTTGGTCCTATGTTCGATCAGGCGCAAGCAGCGTTTGGTGGGTTTGAGTTCAACGAAGACGGTTCAATAAAGACAGACGCAGAAGGTAATCCAATCCGCTCGGGAGCCATTGGTCAGGTTGCAGAGGGTGCAGGAGCCGTAGGTGAGGGCGTTACAGAGTTACGCGGAACCACGGGCCTTTATGATACAGCCACACGTCGAGCGGCAACGGATCCAATATTCTCAGACTTCAAAGAAGATGTAATCGGGGACACCGCGACAGATGTTGGTACAGCAAGTACCTCTATAGGCAGTGCCGCAACAGGTGGGGCCGCTGGTATACGCAGTGCCGCCGCAGGTGCGGACATTCTTGGACAGGCTGGTACAGCGCAGCAAGGTATGCGTGAAGCAGGTGCAGGTATCGCAGGTCAGGTCGGAGCGGCACAGACTGGTGTAGATGTAGCGGCACAACGTGCCCGTCAGGCGTCGGCACAAGCGCAGCGTGATCTGTCGGGTGCAGGAGCCTTTGGTTTGGGAGCCGCCGCAGAGGGTATTAGCCGTCTAGACGATACCACTGGGGCGTTTGATCCGCAGGGTATTGGCGCATTTATGAACCAGTATGAGGATGCAGCCGTACAACAGGCCATCCAAGACATCGCTCGAGCAGGGCAGATGCAAAGAAACGAGCTTGGTGCACAGGCCGTAGGCGCGGGAGCCTTTGGTGGATCTCGTGAGGCGGTAGCGCAGCAGGAACTCGGACGAAATATTCTAGAGCAGCAGGGTCGCACCGCCGCAGGAATGCGTCAGGCAGGGTTTGAGAGTGCCGCGCAACGTGCACAATCAGCCTTCGAAGCACAACAGGGCCGTGGTCAAACAGCCGCGCAGCTTCGTGGTCAGCTTGGTCAGGCGGGTGCAGGTACGGCATTAAATGCAGCAGAGGCCGCAGGTAGACTGGGGCTATCCGCAGAGCAGCTTGCACAGACAGGATCTTTGCAGGGTGGTCAGCTTGGGTTGTCTGGTCAAACCAATCTAGCGAGTATCCTGCAACAAGCAGGGCAGATGGGGATATCAGCGGAAGAAGCTGCGGCACAGTTGGGCATCAGTGCGGAGCAAGCAGCCGCTGGAATGCAAATGCAAGGTGCAGGAGCGCAAGCGGATCTATCCATGGGTCTAGCGGGTCTACGGGGCACAGGCTTCGAGATGTCGCAGAACCTTGGTCAGTCTGCCTTCGAGGATCAGATGCGCCGTGGTCAGAACGCTTCACAGATATTTGGTCAGCTTGGTCAGGGCCTCGGCTCACTGGCAGGTCAGCAAACAGACATTGGCGTACGTCAGGCTGCGTTGGGCGAAGCTGCACAGCAAGCCAACCAGAGCGATGTCAATTCACTATTCAACATCGGAGCCTTGGAACAGGGTCAGATGCAATCAGAGTACGACGTACAGCGTCAGGCAGATATCGAAGAAGCATACGAGCCATACCAACGGTTCAACTACATGTCCGACATTTTCCGAGGTGTACCTTCTACTCAAAGTTCACTAACCGTACAAAGTGTGCCAACACCAAGCCCCGTGTCCAATATTATTGGTATGGCGCAGGGTCTTCAGGGTTATCAAAACGCTGGTGGCGGTGGGATATTCGGATAAGGGTGTAGTCGATGGAACAAAACGTATTCAACCGCAAACTCTTCAAGCGTAAGTCCGATGCAGGAAGCAAAACTGCTGCTCGGGATAAACTGCGTTCGATGGGTGGGATCATGGCATCCTCGGAGCCGTTGCTTCAAGAGGCGATGAAAGCGGTACAGGGTGCGCCTACACCACAGATCGACATACAAGGGATCATGCAAGCACAGAAACGGATGGGTCCAATGCCCTCCGCTCCGATGCCGCAAGTTGCACCGCAGATGCCACAAATGCAGCCTCAAATGTCGCCGCAACCCGCACCTCCGCCACAAGCACCAGCGCAACCCGCACCTCCACAGGGTATGAACCCGATGCAAAAGCCTATGGGTTTGAACATCGGTGGTCGCCCTATGGACCGCAGACAGGAGTTGGCAAACTACTTGGGGGCAGCAACAGGACCAATGCCGCAGGTTGATATACGCCGTCAGGCAGGATCTGTTGTACAACAGCCTGAAGTAGACATGGATGCCATTACACCTGAACGTGCTATCGAGTTGACTAGCGCAGCGCAGAGCGGAAAGTTTCCTGTAAACCTGCGCCCGTTTACTGCTGAAACCGCAGGTAGTGTAGAGAACGCGCAGTTGTTGAATGACAAAGCCGAGCAGATTGCAGCGGCAATGACAGATCCAAACTTAGATGATGAGGATCGATCTCGTAATTTACTTGCTGCATTAGGCGGTGATGCGTCTGCATCAAACGTAAAAAAAGCCTTGGCGGATACCTCCGAACAGGTGTTCGGTAAGAAAGTAGACCGCGAAGCTAAGATTGACGCTATGAATGACGCCATTACAGGCTTTGCTATTGCCGCAGGGACAAGCCCACGCGCCTCAAAGAACATCGCCAACGGCATGTTAGTCGGGTTGAAGTCAATGAAAGAGACAGAGCAAGGGCGTATCAATACAGAAAACGCTCTGGCACTAGCAGCAGCCAAGGCCGCAGCCAAAGGCACAGGCTCCGACGGCACATATAACAAGCTATATCAGAAGGCGATTGAGAAAATCATGACGCGACCTGATGAGTTTGGCATCTTTGTTGACGAAGATGATCCAGCCGCATTGGATTCCGCATCTAATCAAATTACCACACTCGCTGACCGTATTGCACGAGCACAGGCAGGTGGAGGTCCCGCACCCAGCACCACGCAACCTATGACTGATATTGTTACTATCGATACTCAAGAAGCGTTTGACGCGTTGCCTCCTGGGTCTCAGTATATAGATAAAGCTGATGGGATTACTTATACTAAACCAACTTGATAGAGGATAACCCACATGGCAAATCGTTTTGGTGGCATTCCCGTCGAGCAAGAACAACCCACAGCAAACCGCTTTGGTGGTATTCCTGTTAACCAACCCCCAAAAGAAAAAGTCGCAGAAGACGAAGGCGTTCTACAAGAGTTTGCAGAGGGCGTTGGTTCTGGTCTGATTGGTATCGGTCAGGGTATCGGGGAACTCGTAGCTTCGGGTATCGATCTTGTTGCCGATACAGACTACGCGGACGCGGTTAGTAACGCGGGGGAGGCCACCCGTGACTATCTAGGCTTGGATCCCACAGGTTTTGTGGGCAAAGGCGCAGAGATCATAACTCAGTTTGTTATTCCAGGTGTAGGTGTGGCTGGCATGGTGTCAAAGGCAGGTAAGGCGGCACGTCTTGCTCGAGGGGCCACAGGTCCTATGACACGGTCACAACGCTTTGGTCAGGCTGCAAAGGAGCTTGCCGCAGCGGGGGCCGTAGATGCAGCCGTAGCTAACGACGGAACAACTACGGTAGGTGATTTCTTTGATGGCGGACCTACCGCAACCAACCAAGAGTTGGGACTGTCGGGTCGGGAAGAGGCGCTTCGTCGTCTAGGTAACAAGTTTAAAGTCGGCACAGAAGCCGCGTTGCTTGGTGGTGTGGCACAGGGCGTATTGTCTGGACTAGGTGTAGGTGCACAGAAAGCCGCTCAAACACAAACAGGACAGGCTGTAGGTCGGGCGGTTGGAGAGTCCCAGCCTGTGCAAGCAGGTAAGGGTTTGGTCAACCGTACTCGTGAGTACCTCAAGAATGCAGAACGCCGTCGTGTGTTTGGTGTAAATCCAGGTGAAGCAGACTTGGGTCGAGGCGAACAGTTTATTGCTGACGCCTTGGGATCGTTACGCTACCGCTCCTATCTACCAGAAGAAATGGCAACTGAACGTCTGTTGGTGCAGGGTAAAGTGCAGCCATATATTAAACGTGCCGAGGTCACACTGAACAAGCTCGAGAGAAACATCGACAATGCGATTGGCAAGATGGGAAAGGAAGTGGATAGCGAAGTCGAACGTCGAATGATCTTCGACAACATCGAAGAGTATCTGACCAACCCAGACGCTGAGACTAAGAAAAAGTTTTTGTCCAAGTTACCTTCGAACATTCGGAGTGATGTGCAGAACATGCGTCAACAGGTCAACGACCTAAGTGAAGGCGTGTTGAACAGTAATTTCCTAAAGGAAAATAATTTTGTTGATAAGGCCAGTGGTCGTGCCGTTAAAGATGTGATCAACGAAAACATAAACTCGTACCTCCGTCGCCGTTACCGCGTATTCGAAGACAAGACGTATACTCCAACAGGCGAACAGCTAAACATAGCTACCAAAGAGTTCCAGAAGGACAAAAAAGCTGTTCAGTCCGAACTAACTAAGATGGCTCGGGGTGATGCAGAAGGGTTGTTTACCGATGCAGAGTTAACGCGTATTGGTGCTCAACGTCTAGGGGCGGGAGACCAACAGCGTATTGTTATTGAGGGTAAGGTTACAGACGAAGCCGCTCGACTTGCTCGAGATAGTTTTCTTGGGCGCAATCGCTTGCGTAATAGATCCAACGCCAAACTAAGCGGAGGCCGTGTAGCAGAGAACCGTTTGGACACGGGTATGTTTATGGAGCGTAAGTATCTACCCAAGTACCAAAGGGAATTGCTTGGAGAGATCGATGACCCGAGAGAAGCGTTCATCGGTACAGTAGCGGATCTCGCACAATTCAAAGCTGTGGATGAATACTTTGGTAACCTAAAAACTATGGCGCAAGCCAACGATGGGTTTGGTAAATTCTTTATCGATCCTACTAGCATGACCCCGCTACAACAAAAACAAATGCTCGATAGTGGGCAGTATGTGCAGCTTGGTAGCGCAAGAGGTCGAAGCACCCTACGAGGTGAAGCAACAGATGAGCTAGATGAGGCCGTGGATCGTTCAGGCTGGGGTTCTTTGCATGGGTACATTGTGCCCGAGCGCATCTACAAAGACTTGACCCAGACGGTGTTAGCGGAGGACGGGTTTGGATCGACGGCTATCCGAGGCGTATGGGACACGTTCCTCCGAGGCAAAGGTATTTCACAATACTCCAAGACTGTTCTGTCTCCTGTCACGCAGGTTCGTAACTTTACCACGGCATCCTTGTTTGCTTTGAGCCAAGGCAATATTGGACGTGGTATGAAGGGTAGCCTTGGGGACTCTATGAAGATGACGTTCAGGCAGATGTTTGAGAAGGTCCCTGAAGACGAGGTACTTGACGAGCTTGCTGACTTGCAGCGTCGAGGCATTATCGGAACCCAGACGGAGCTTCGAGAAATTCAAGACATGATCAACAAGGGTATCGGGTACTCGACCCGTGGACCTAAAGGTTTGTCGGAAGCATTGGGCGGGGAGGCTGGACGCAAACTTGCTGACACAAAACTGGCTCGGACTGTGGGCAAGGGCACCAAGATGTTCGAAGACGCCTATCAAAACTCAGACGACTTTTGGAAAATTTACAACTATCAGTTCGAAACGAACAAACTGCGTAACGCGTTGCGCGAAATGAACCCCGTGGACCAATATAAATATTTGACCAAGGGCCAAGACTTGAACCCACAGATGCGTCGGCAGATTATTTCTGACCCATCCAAGATGGATGAATTGCTGAAAGATCGAGCCGCGCAAATCGTACGGGATACCGTACCAAACTATAACAAAGCTCCTGAATTAATCAAAGCTGCGCGTAAGTTGCCTGTTGGTAACTTCATCACCTTCCCGTATGAAATCTTCCGTACAGGCGGCAACACAATCCGTCAGGCTATCGAAGAGATGAACCCTGCAAATGCAGAGGGTATTCGCAACATCGGACGCCGCCGTATGGCAGGGGCGATTGGTACGTTTGGTGTTATGCCAGCCGCCGTAGCTAACTTTGGATATGCTGCTTCAGGCGTAAGCCGTGACGAAATGAAAGCGTACCAACGCTCCTTCTCTGCACCATGGGAAAAGAACGCGGTGCTTGTCCCGATTGGTCGGGATGAGGACGGCAACTTGCAGTACGTCAACTTCAGTACCACCAACCCATATGACTCTATAATCTCCATGTTTAACGCTGCAATTAACGAAGCAGATGAAGGGTATCGTCAGGGTAAATCAGCAGGTGAGATCACACTACGGGCAGGGTTTGAAACGCTCAAAGATTTCTTCGAGCCGTTTTTAAGCCAGTCCATTGTGACTGAAGCAATGTTAGATGTGACTGCTCGAGGTGGTAAGACAGGTACAGGTGCGAGGGTTTACAATCCTGAAGATAGTACGGGGGACATTCTCGGGAAGAGTTTTGCTCACGTTCTAGAGGGAATTGTACCAAACGTAGTTCCTGCGGAGATCAAAAACTTGAACCCTGCAAATATTGGTGGAGGAGTATCGGAGTTTTTTGAACCCAGTAGATTTGCCCGAGGCGTTGTCGGATCAATAGCACCAGGTGTTATAAGTCCAAAAGACAAACTTCTGAGAGAACGTAAGCTATCAGAAGAAATGTTCCGCGTGTTTACTGGTATTACGCCGATGAAATTCGACCCTGAGTTTGCCCTACGAATTAACGCGGGACGTTTACAACGTGCTCAAACGGACGCTAAAGCAATCTTTAACGGGGTTCTTGACGATGGTAACTTAACTGCGGATCAAATGGTTAGAGCATATCAACGAGCCAACAACAGTAAACGAAGAATAGATGAACAATACTTCCAAGTGATCGAGGATCTACAAACCCTTGGTTTGGGCAAAGGGGAAATTCGTAAGATTTTGAAAAAAAACAAGATCGGTGGCGCTGATGGGATTATGCGTGGACGCTTCGAGCCATTCAAACTATCGGATGATGCAAGACGCAAGATGCGGAACGCAGGTAACTCAGAAATTTACAAACAAACTCGAGGACCTTTGCGGGACATCTACAAAGAGTTGCGTGGAACTAAGTTGACCCGTGACGAGGAACCTGCACCTCAACCCGCACCTTCAGCTAATCGGTTCGGTGGCAACCCCGTTCAACTACCCGCTCCACCACAGTCAACTCCGATACCTCGGCCTTCAGCTAATCGGTTCGGTGGCAACCCCGTTCAACAGGTAGACCCACGACTGCTCCCTGATCCTCGGACCCGAGAGTTGTTGAACCGCTAGTTCACACGTCGATCTTAACCGACACCCCGTTGCCACCAAACAGGTGTATGACTTCGTCGGAAGCCTGTTCAATCTCTTGGATAATGGCCTCGTCCCCAGTTACGCATGCCAGATTTAGTGCGCGGTTAATCAAATCAACCAAAGCCTCCACTTGCATCGGGTGCATTTCCTTAAAGCCGAGGGTATTAATTGGTTCGTTCATTCTATTTCACCCCAATCATCTTGGATATCTACATCAATTTTCGAAGGGACTTTGAGCGGCACACCAGTTTCCATAATTTCCTGTATTTGAGCAGCTTGCTCCTGCCCCTCTACGTTAAAGCATAACTCATCATGCACCGTCAGCATAGGAGTAAGTCCCGCCTCGTAACAATCGAGCATGGCTTTTTTGGTTTGGTCCGCCGCCGAGCCTTGGATCAATCTGTTTAACGCCTTGTAAGTAAACGCTCTTCTTAGCTTGCCCATGCCCCCATACTTTTTGTTAGCCTCCTCGTATGGCAGAGGTTTGTTATACCCGAACGTGCTTGGTTCCCACAGGTCGAAGCGACACAGTCTACCCAACAGTGTGCGGATCTGTCCCTTGTCCCCTGCCCTGTTCGATGCCGCCGTCGCCAACTGCTTAACAAACGGAACCTTCTGGTGGTGCTTGTCAATCAATTCCTTTGCCTCGCCGCTAGAAATAGCTAACTGGTCTGCCAGTTTACCAACACCCATGCCGTACATAATACCAAGGTTCACTGTCTTTGCTTCCTTGCGAGTGATCCCTGCCAAATCCGCAACCATCTGGTGTAGGTCCACGTCACTATTGTTGAACTCCTCGACGATGTTATCGACCAACGGACCGCGCATCATGTCTGGCATGTTTGCAGCAAAGTGTACCAAGAGCCTCGGTTCTTGGCTCGAGTAGTCGAAGGACCCCCACTTGCACCCGTCCTCGGGGATAAACAAACCTCGGATCAGCTTCTTGAGTTCCTTGTCCCGTGCAGGAATTTGTTGGAGGTTGGGGTTCGATGCTGAAAATCTACCCGTGACAGTGCCACCCTCATCTCTCCGCGTGGAGTGCAGTTCGGTATGGATCCGCCCGTTGTGCTCGTGCCGCAGGATACTATCAATGAACGTGCTGTCAGCCTTGTCGAACTCGCGCAGTCGCACCAACGCCTGACACACCTTGGCCTCGTGACTGTTGAGATATGCCTTGGTGAAGGATGGTGCACCTTTATCGGTGCGCGGGTAATCCATATCTAACTTCTCGAACATCTTCTGGATTGAAGCGGATGCCCAAATGTCTACGTCGATCCCTGCTTCTTTCTTGATAACCTTACGCAGGGCGTCTGTTTCTTTCTTAATGATCTTCTTGTTACGGTCTGCCTTGTCCAGATCTACGCGCACACCTCTGCTCCGCATGTCCAACAGGCAGGGGATCAGTCCCGTCTCCAGCCGCCAGATCGACCACAGGTCCTGCTTCTCCAGTTCAATCCTCAAAGACTGCCACAGCTTGAGCGTAGCAAGGGCGTCCTGTTCTGCATATGCCCCGACATACATAGGTGGTAGCTGCCACATCTCCGCCTTGGGATCGATGCCCCACGCTTCAGCCGCAGCCTTGAGCAGCTTCTCATCCTTGCGGATACCTGCATAGTCACGGGCCATAGCGTCTAGGCCAAAGGACCACCTGTTCTCGTCCACCAGTGCCCCTGTTATCATCGTGTCGATTATGTTGCCCTTGATCTCTACCCCCTCTGCACGGAGCCATCCTGCGTCGTACGTCGCATTGTGCATGATGATGTTCATGTCGGGGATAGACAGTTGCCTGTTGATCCACTTGAGCACCATCTTTGCATCGAGGTTGTGTCCGTTCTGGTGACGCATGGGGAAGTACCACTTGTCTTCTCCTGCGGCTACAGCCACACCAATAATGTGCCCGTCGTTCCGCGCCCAACCTGGTCCCAGTGTTTTGATGTTGGGGTCCTTGGTCTCGAGGTCCACGGCTATTTCTTTATGACCCGTCAGGTCAGGGAACTCCGATGGGATGTTCCAATCTTTGTCGATCAGGTTCAGTTCGTTCTTGATCTGGTGATGCAGGTCGCTGCCAAACAAATTATCCATCTTTGTTCGCCATAAATAAATTCAACCTTTTGGCTATCTCATTCTCTCGGTCAGTGCACTCGCAGCCCAACGCACTGTACCCAACCTTATCCACCCATCCGTCTGTGGAATCTAAGTTGTGCAGTAGACGCGCTGTCTTCATCCAGTCGAGCATCAAAGCCACATGCCGTGGGGTGATGTACCCGTTGGTTGTTTGGGCTTCCTTGACGATCAGGTTCCACCCGTCAGCGATACGCGTGAAGTTATCGTATGCATCTCCGTAATCCTTTGCTCGATCACCGTTGATGTATTCTCCTGCCTTCTCTAGGACCTCATCTCGTTTCAATGCTTCACTCCCTCATATCCTGCCACAACAAAGGTGTCGCACTCCGCATCCCAAGTGAAACGCAAGGCGTCGATGTCCTCATCTTTTGTATTGTCCGAGACGCGCATCCGCATCTCGAGCTTGGTCATTTCCTGCCATTCTTCCAAAGTTATTTTTCTGTCTGTCATAGCTCGTACCTGTATGTTTTATCTGTGTCCAATATGTGCAGTTCCTTTCTGGCTCTTGTGATGCCAACATAGAACGCACGGTGCTCATCGTCTGGGTGCTTGCTTCGCACACTTGCTTTTGTAGATGCCAAGAACACAACGCAGTTGTCATCCTCGCCGCCTTTCATGGCATGGAACGTAGACACTTTGATCCGAGGCGGTTCGGTTATGCTCTCCCCTCTCCGCTCAATAGACTGAACGTACAGCTTATCATCGCTGCCTAATCGTACCACGTCCATCGGATCTCGGTCCAATGGGGCTTCCATTCCATACCCCAATAAATCTTCGTAACAGAACAGCTTCTCAGGAGGCGCAGCGTCGAGCAGCTTTATTGCCCCATGCTTCACTACCTTATGCTCCCCACGCTTTGGTACAGCGTCGTACAGTGCCTTGGCTTGGACGATGTTGATACGCCCACCACCCTGCAAAATACGCCACAACACAATGGCCTGACCTGCCTTGGGATCAATGGACGGGTGCCCCTTCACACTATACATGTACCCCGCCTCCCGCAACTTGGTTGCAAACTCTTTCACGAAACTGTTGGTTCGAGCCATGATGGTCCATGACCCCTGATGTAAGGGGATCGTATCCAAAGTAAGGTGATAGTCGATCTTGCCTTCCTCTTCTCGAGGATGAAAGTCTTTGGGTATACGTCTGTGTATACGCTTCGCTATCTTCTGAGACAGGCCGTGGATCTTTCGAGGCAACCGATACGACTGGCTCAATATCTCGATGTTGTTGGTCAGAGTGATGAACTTCTTTACGTCAACGCCCGTCCATCTGTGGATAGCCTGATCATCATCCCCTGCATAGATCACCTCATCCGAGGATGCAGCCATGTGCTTGACCATGTCCAACTGCAAAGGCGTGAGGTCCTGTGCTTCGTCCACGATCAGTAACTTGAACCGAGGGAACTCCACGCTCATGGCCCTCTCGATCAGATCAACGAAATCCAACTTGGACTGCATAGTCTTATAGACGGTCATGCTCTTCTCAATCTGCACCATCTTAACGTAGTGCATATTGTGGTCACCTTCCTCGTTGTACTCCTGCTCCAGTGACACGCCACGGTATCTGGCCCTGTCTATCATACGCATATACTTGCTGCCGTCACCGCCCCCTGTCTCGACGACGAGCCGACCTTTCTCTGGATCTGTTTTATCCATGCCGTCGAACGACACGCCGAGGTGCCTACCCATTGCCGCCCAATCATCCTTGTCCATGATGCTGCCACGGGTCAGACCCAAGGCGCGGAAGGCTATCGAGTGCAGGGTGCGGAAGTACGCAAGCTGCTTGATGTCCATGCCGAACTCATCGAGCACACGCTCCACCGCTTCTTGTATGGCCTTGCGGGTAAATGAAACAAACGCGATCTCCTCGGGGCGAACACCATCCTCGAAGGCTTGGTGTATCCGTCGGATCAGAGTGTAAGTTTTACCGCAACCAGGTGGGCCGAGGATTAACTTCTCATTCGTCATTTTTACCTCGTGGGCGTGTCGCCAACCACTTCACAACCTCGGCCTCAACCCAACGACTGGTGTTGTTCTTGGATCCACTCTCTTCGCCCAAGATAATAGGCTTGGGGAAGGTGCCCTCTTTTACCCACTTGTATATCGTGGACTTGGATACATTCAGCCAGTCGGTGACCTCCGCTATCCGCATTAGTTTTTCTTCAGAATGGAATGTCATTGTTCATGCCCTCACTTTCTAATTCTATTTCAGCTTGCTCAAACGCAGGAACCCACCAGACACGCAGCGTTGACCGCTTGCCATCAGTCTTTCTGATAGCGTGGTGACCATGGCACTCCTGCCCCCCGTTCATTTCTTTCAGCCGCTCTTGTACCTCGGCTCTGGTATACTCGTTAAACCCTCGGTTCTTTAGGAACTGCATAATCCCTGCGATAGTAAACCGCGTGTAACCATCCTCGGTCCACGGCTTGCCCATCTCCATCTCCTCGGGAACCATGGCTCGGATGCGGCTCGTGCAGTACACCTGCAACAGTTCTTTGAACTGACCCTTGATCGTCATCTCTTCTGGAACCTCTTGCTTCACAGACTTCGACATCAATTCGTTGACCATCTGTTGCCACTTCTGTGCCTTGAGTGTGGGAGGCATCATACTTAGCTGCTCCATGCACTGACGTTGCCAAAGGCTTTGGTTCTGTAGTTGCTCCGTGTTTAGTTGCATGCGCTGCCCGTCCACATCCATGAAGTACAGGCGTGGTTCTGATAGCAGGATCGTCAGACCCCCTACGTTTGGCATGTCGGGGGCTTGGTTGCCCACGCCATAGGGTCGGGTCTTGCATACATTCTTGTCACAGAAATCTTTGAGCGGACACACATCACATTGGTAGAAGTATGTAGGCTTCTTCTCCAAGGATCTTTGTATGTTTACAATCTCCGTTGCCTCGAGCGCAGGGTCGCAAAGCATACGGTTATACTCCTCGTGATGCTTCTTCCAATCGTCCGACCACTTGAGCCGACAGTACACACCCACGGCAAACATCGTGATGTTGCGGTTGTCCCTGATCTTTCCCTGTGATGCCATGACCTCGAGGCAGTATGGCCCGTCGGTAAAATGCTTTCGGTCTCCACCAAATGTCAGCTTGTCTAAGTCCGCTGCACTGACCCGTGCCTTATCGACAGCTTTCAGAAACTGCTCGAGTTCCATAGCGTTGCCCTTCTTGTCCATGGCATAACGCATAGTCTCTTCCGCATTGTAATACGGCATGTTGATAAAGTTACCAACGTCCCCTCGTTCCGCGAGGATCTTATCTTGCTTGGGGAATATCTCACAGCCACTGTGACCAAGGGCAATCGACATCTCTGTCAAATACTCTCGGATCAAAGCCGCAGGTTCCCAGTCTTTCAGAAACAAAAACAGGTGTGCACCACCTGACTTCGAGCGGCACAAGATCAATGGCATCTTCATTGCTTGTACCTTCTGGTTCAACGCTTCTAGGTTTAAGTCATAGGTATCGATGTCCAATGCTCCGAACTTACAATCGTTCGAGGAGTTAATCGGAATAGAACCCACGCCTTGCTTGCCGTCGATGTGCGCCTGTATTTTTTCTTCGTCCAACGTGCCATGAACCACGCGACTTTCCGCCTGGGTCTTGCCGTTCTTGCCACGTCGGCCCACGTTTGTTGTTCCGTATGCTGCATCCGAACCTCCGAACGCAGCCAACAATCTTTTTGCATCAGACATGCTTGGCTCCTGTTGAGGTTAACTGGACGCGGTTGACTGTTAACTTTTGCCCCCGCGTCCAAGGCTACTTAAAATGGGATTTCATCATCCGCTACGGGAGCAGCAGTTTTCTCTGCTTGCTTACCCTCTGAAGCCTTAACCTCACCTGCGGCAATGCTTTGACGAAACGTCTTAGCTTCTTGATACAGGTTACGATCTTCTATCGCCCCAACCTTGGAGACCGAATAGTTGGAGTAGGTTTCGTTGCGCTTGTTGGTCTCATCCACAGTGGTGAGTTTCCAAACGGTGCTAAAGATAGGAAGGATCTGCATCTGCCCTGTCTTCGGGTTCTTTGCTTTGTTCATAGCGATCTGTGTCTTCCAACGCTTGGAGACTTTCATCGCCGTGACCTTGAAGTCTACCACCGCAGGTTCCCAACCACCTTCATCGTCTACGATCAGGCAATAGTATTCATCTGCCTTGACCAGTTGGTTGCCGCTCGGAAGGATGTCCATCGTACCTTCCTTGGTGGTCTGGGTAATCACAGGATCACTTGCATCGATCTCCTGCACAAACCCACCGCCGTTCTCGCGTGTGACGAACTCGGCATACTTAGTCGTGACGTAGCAGGGAACAACATTCAAACCATCTTCGCCGTCATAGACTGCGTTGGTCAGGGTGTTGTACATATCACCAGACGAAAGACCCTCGATAAACTTGGCGTCCTTCTTGTTAATCTGTGGTGACATCTGTTGTGCCAGACGAACGTATGGGATCATCAGTTCACTGGCGTCAAAGGCTGCACCTTCTCCACCGTCTGCGAACATATCGTCCATTACGTCTGTGCTTAACTCTGCATTTTTCTTTTTTGCTACCGCGTTAGCCATTGTTTTTTACCTCATATTTATAATCACTAAGAATACTTTTGATCAAAGCGATACGTTCCTTTGCCATGTTCTTTCCCTTTGACAAGTGCGCGTATGCAGCCTTCTGAACCGTGTTCATATCAGCCTCAAGTTCCGCGAGAGTTTGAAGTTCGTCTTCAATCTGCTGTTCGATCAAACGATCTTCCATCTGTTCTTCAAAATTATCCATTACGCTTTCCTCCGTATCTGTGCTGCGTTGGTGATGAATGCCCCGAACATATCGAGGTCGATTGGTTTACCATTCTCAAAGCGTTCTTTTACAAACGCCTTCAATGTAGAAGGGTGAACATAGGTTTTCGTCGTAACGGGGAACCCTTTGTCTTGCAGGATACCAACGACATCTCCTGCTAGATTGTCTTGCCCCTTGCCGAAAGAACAGATGATATCGTTCTTGATGATGTCATCCAATTGATTATCTCTCAGCCATTCGAAAGCGTCTTCCCGATTCCCTACGGGAATAGATGCTTGCACGATGAGCTTACGCTCCACCGATACACCGTCCACATCAAGCCGCTCGACACCCATCTCATCCATGAGATTAGGGATGCCTTCAAT